CGAGCTGCACATGGAAATTCCGGAACTGAACGTGGTGGACCCGATAGACCTTGAGTTCGAAGTCGAAGGCGACGACGCATGAAGCCCGCTGACCTCTACAACGCCCGCCACACCCTAGGCCACATGTGGGGCAAGGGCCGCCCCCTCATGGCCTCAGAGCTAGGCCGCGCCCTACGCCTAGGCGGCAAGCGCCCCGGCGATTCAATCCGTGACTACGAGCGCGGCAAGACCCCGATCAGCGGACCTATCACCGTGGCGGTTGCCATGTTCCTCAACGGATGCCTGCCGCCGGATGGAGTGCCGGAATGAGCGAGGGTTGGAGACCGTCCAAGGATTATCCCGCTGTGAGCAATCCGCCGACCGTCCGCATGGTGGAGGGCGGCTTTTATTGGGTGGAGACGGCGAAGGGATGGGTAGTGGCGCAATACGAGAACGACAAGTTTTGGGTGCCGGGCAGTAACTGGACCGCCACGCCGCTTGCGATATGTGGCCCCTTGACACCGCCCCCGAACAACACAACAAAACCCTAAAGCCCGCAGCGCGTCCGCGCCGGGCCATCGGTCGGGGGTATCCCATGACCTACGCCGGCAAGCCTATCAGCACACTCACCGAAGCCGAGCTAGACGACGCGGAAGCCTTCTGCATCGAACACGCCCACATCGCATCGGAAGTCTACGCCGCCAACATGCGCGCTCTGGCCGAGATAGCTTCCGCACGCGAGCGCCAAGGGGCGACGGTTAACTAGGGCGAGGCAATGCCAACGCTAGACAACGCCCGCCACGAACGCTTTGCCCAGGAACTCGCAAAGGGCAAGACCCAAGAGGAAGCCTACAAAGAGGCGGGCTACAAGGGCGACAGGACCGCAGCGTCTCGCCTGTCAACAAACGTCAACGTTCAAGCGCGCGTGGCGGAAATCCAGAACCGGGCGGCCATCCGAACCGAAATCACGGTCGCCAATATCACTGAACGCCTGCTGAACATCGCCGCAAAGGGCGAGACCAAGGAAGATGCGCCGATGCTGAGTGTCGCCCGCGCCGCCCTCATGGATGCCGCCAAGCTGAACGGTTTGGTGATCGACAAGTCCAACACCACGCTAACCGGGCCTGACGGCCAACCGATCATCCCGAGCGTTCACGTCGAGTTCGTTGGCAAGGGTTAGGTTTCCGGAGGCGTTTCGCTTCCTGTTCGCGGACAAGGCAGACGACGGCCAGGCGGTGCGGTATCGCGCGGCTTACGGTGGGCGGGGTTCGGCCAAGTCGCACAGCTTCTGCTCGGCGGCGGTGATCAAGGCGGCGCAACGTCCTTTGCGGATCGGCGTCTATCGGGAGATTCAACGGTCGATCCGAGACAGCGCCAAGCGGCTGCTGGACGACAAGATCGAGGAGAACGGGCTTTCGGGGTTCTTCGAAAGCACGGACACCGAGATCAGGGGCAAGAACGGCTCGCTGTTCCTGTTCAACGGGCTTCGGACCAACCCCGACGCGATCAAGTCAACGGAAGGTCTAGACCTCGCGCTGGTCATGGAGGCCAACAAGGTTGCCCAGCGGTCATGGGATTTGCTCATCCCGACCGTCCGCAAGCCCGGCTCTGAGATTTGGGCGGAATGGAACCCGCTGCACGACACGGACCCGGTTGATGTGATGTTCCGGGGGCCGAACGGACCACCGCCCGGAAGCATCGTGCGCCAGGTCAATTACGTCGATAACCCGTTCTTTCCCGACGTGCTGAAGGCCGAGGCGGAATATGACCGCCGCCGCGACCCAGACAAATACCAGCACGTCTGGCTAGGCGGCTACACCCGCAACGCAGAGGCCAGGGTGTTCCGCAACTGGACCGTGGAGGCGTTCGAGACGCCTTCGGATGCCGAGTTCAGGTTCGGGGCCGACTGGGGCTTTGCAACCGATCCAACGGTGCTGGTGCGGTGCTACCTCAAGGGCCGAACGCTCTTTGTGGATCAGGAGGCGTGGAAGGTTGGTTGCGAGATCGACCACACGCCTGCGCTGTTCGACACCATCGACGGCTCGCGCAAGTGGACGATCACAGCGGACAGCGCGCGACCCGAGACGGTCAGCTACATGCGCCGGGCGGGGTTCAAGATTGTGCCGGCGCTCAAGGGCGCGGGAAGCCTGGAAGACGGCATCGAGTTTTTGAAGTCCTTCGACATCGTGGTTCACCCGCGATGCCGCCACGTCGAAAGCGAGCTTGGGCTCTACGCCTACAAGCAAGACCCGCTGACGGACGAAGTTCTCCCGGTGCTGGAGGACAAGGACAACCACACGATTGACGCCCTCCGCTACGCGCTGGAGGCGTTGCGGCGTGTTCGACCCAAGGTCGCGCCGCCGCCATCAAGTGACCCGCCCGACCTTTGGGGCCGTGCAAGAGGGGAGGCGGACGGATGGAAGGTCGCGTGACCGCCGACGAGGGCTATAAGCCCGACCTTGCCGCCCTCAAGCGCATGGTGGAGGACTTCCAGAGCCTGACCTACGACGGGCGCCGCAACTCGACCATCGACATCGACTATCTGGACGGCAACCAGCTACCCGACACCGAGAAGGCGGCGCTCCGTAAGCGCAAGCAACCCGACGTGGTGTTCAACCGCGTGCGTCCGGCGGTCCTGGGGACGTTGGGCGTTCTGAAGCAGGGCGAGACCGACCCGCGCGCCTACCCGCGCAACCCACAGGACGAGGACTCGGCGGACGTGGCGTCAAAGACGCTGCGGTTTATTGCCGACAAGGCGCGGTTTGATGACCTGCGCATCAAGGTCGCCAAGGACTACCTGACGCCCGGAACCGGGGCTTGCCTGATCGGCGTGGACCCGGATGACCAGAACATCACCGTCGACCAGGTGCGGTGGGAAGAGTTCATCTACGACCCGCGCGCCCGCCGCGAGGACTTCAAGGACGCCCGCTACATGGGCATCATGAAGTGGCAATGGGTTGACGACCTAAAGCGCAAGTTCCCCGGCAAGGAGGTGGAACTAGAGGCCGCGCTGAATACCGCTCCGTTCGCGGTTGACGATATGTTCGATGACCGGCCCAAGGACGCCCAGACGACGTGGGCGGACAAGAAGAAGCGCCGCGTCCTGACGATTGAGCTTTACCACGAAGAGGGCGGCAAGTGGTATCGCTGCTACTTCCACGCCTCTGGCATCCTTGAGTCCGGCGAGAGCGTCTATCTGGACGAGAAGGGCCGCCCTGGTTGCCCGATTGAAGCGGTCTCGTGCTTCATCGACCGTGAGAATAACCGCTACGGCATTGTCCGCGACATGCGGCCTTTGCAGGACGAGATCAACAAGCGCCGGTCCAAGGCGCTGCACATGCTCAATACCCGCCAGGTGCAGGAATCGCAGCCGGGCATGGGGATGGGCGACCTCGACGTGGTGAGGGCCGAAGCGGCGCGCCCGGATGGCGTGTTGCCCTCGGGCTGGCAGATCATCACGAACAGCGACGTGCTTCAGGGTCAAATCTCGCTGATGCAGCAAAGCATCGCGGAGATCGAGCGCATGGGGCCGAACCCGGCGGTGCTTGGCCGGCAGGGAGCGGACGCATCGGGCCGGGCGCAGCTTGTGCGCCAGCAAGCGGGGCTCACTGAGCAGGCGATTGTCTTCTCGGGCATCGAGGATTGGGAGCTTCGCGTCTATCGGCAGATGTGGGTTCGAGCGCGTCAGTTCTGGACTGCGCCGATGTATGTGCGGATCACGGATGACGAGGGCGCGCCGGAGTTCATCGGCGTCAACCAGCCGGAAGTCGGGTTTGATCCGATGACCGGGCAGCAGGTGGTGTTGGGCTACAAGAACCGCCTGGCCGAGCTGGACGTGGACATCACCATCGACAGTGTGCCGGACACGGTGAACATTCAACAAGAGCAGTTCCAGATGCTTACGGAACTGGCGAAGATGTACGGCCCGCAGGAAGTGCCGTTCGAAGACATTCTGGAAACCTCGACCATGCCGAACAAGCGGCAGGTGATCGAGCGCCGCAAGGCCCGCCAAGAGCAGGCCGCGCAAGCGCAGTCCGCGCCGGACCCGCGTCAGCAGATGGCCGAGCGGGGCATGATTGCCGAGATTTCCAAGACCGAAGCCGAGGCCGCGCTAACGGGCGCCAAGGCTCAGAACGAGATGCTGAAGCCGCAAATCGAGGCCGCCAACGCCTTGATCGCGGCTCAGAACCCGCCGCCGGGGTATCCGGGCGCTTCGCCGTTTGTGGGGGCGTAATCCCACGACAGGCCGCCGCTGATCGGGCGAGGGCTTAGGCCCTGACGTGCCGCCGACGTATCGGGCGAAGGGAACCACTATGCAAGACGAGGACTTCCTTGACGGGCTCGCGCCCGATCAAACCGCTGCGCCTGTGCAGGAACCGGCCCCGACACCGGAGCCGCCCACCGAAGCCGCGACCGGCGACATTCGCCCGCGTGGACCGGATGGGAAGTTTCTGCCGAAAGAGGCTGGGGGCCAAGAGCCCGCACCTCAACCGCAAACCCCGACGCCCACGTCGGAAGCGGTCCAACCGGCCACCGTCGCCGAACACGCCAAGCCGCCCGAAGGGTTCGTCCCCATCGGCGTGGTGCAGGAGCTTCGCAAGGAGCTTCAGACGTTCAAGCAACAGGCCGCGCAGCCCCCGCCCCCGATGCCCGATCCTTACGAGGACTTCGAAGCATATCAGGGATGGCAGGAAGCCCAACTCACGGCGGAACGGGCCGATTGGTCTCGGCAACTTGCCGAGGCCCGGCACGGTGCGGATACGGTGGAACAGGCTCGCGCCTGGGCCTTCGAACGCGCCGAAGCTGACCCGATCTTTCGCCAGCAGTCCGCGATGCAGCGTGACCCTTACGGCTTTGCGATTGAAGCATGGAAGCGCGATCAAGTGCTTACCAGGCTTTCCGATCCGGGGCTGATCGACCGTTTCCTGGCGTTTGCCGGCGGCCAAGCCGCGCCGACGCCCCACAACCCCGCCGCGCCCGTCGCGGCCATCCCCCAACCGCCAACACCGCCTCGTTCGCTCGCCTCCGTACCCTCGGCGGGCAGCTACAAGCCGGGTGAAGTCCCGCTTGACGACGAGTCGTTGTTCGCCTCCGCCATAAGGTAAAAGACAATGGCCGAAGTGACCCTCGCCACCGCTTCTGAGAAGCAGGTTTGGCGCAAGAACTACTTTGAAGAGTACGTCCGCGAGTCCGGCTTCAAGCCGTACATGGGGCGTGATCCGACCTCGATCATCGTGTCGCTCTATGAGCTTCAGGAGCAGGCCGGAAAGACCGTCAATGTTCCCCTGATCCTCAAGCTGGCAAATGCCGGCGTGACGGGTTCGGCGGTTCTGGACGGGGCCGAGGAAGACCTCGGCAACTACAACTGCGACATCTCCATCGACTGGCTCCGCAACGGCGTCCGCGTTCCGAAATCGACCTCGTACAAGACCGAGATCGACCTGCTGGGCGCCGCTCGCTCGATGCTGAAGCAGTGGTCGGCGGAGCAAATGCGCGACGACGTGATCCGGGCTATGCTTTCGGTGGTCACGACGGGTTCGACCACGGTTAACCTGGCGTCATCCTCGGCGGCCAACCGGAACGCCTTCGCTGCGGCCAACTCTGACCGCATCGTCGCGGGCAAGCTCCTGTCCAACTACTCCGCGACCTGGGCGACCATGACCGCGACGCTGGACACGACCGACGACAAGGCCACGGCGGCGAACATGAGCCTGCTGAAGCGCGTTGCGAAGCTCGCCTCCCCGGCGATCCGTCCTTACAAGACGGGTGACGGGCGCGAGTATTTCGTGGCGTTCCACGGCGCGCGCACGTTCCGCGACCTGAAGCTGGACTCGACCATGACGCAGGCCAACCGCGAGGCCCGCCCGCGTGACGTTGAGGCGAACCCGTTGTTCCAAGACGGTGACCTGATCTATGACGGCATCATTCACCGTGAAGTGCCCGAGATCGACACCATCGCGGCCAACGGCGGCACGGCTTACACGCTGAACAACGCGGGCGCCGGCGGTACGGTTGACGTTCGCCCGGTCTTCCTCTGCGGCCAGCAGGCCGTGGGCGTGGCCTGGGGGCAGATGCCGGTTCCGAAGACGGACTCGACCAAGGACTACGGGTTCCGTCCCGGTGTCGCCATCGAGGAACTGCGCGGCGTCAAGAAGATGGCCTACAACGGCAAGCAGCACGGCATGGTCCTCGGCCTCTACGCCGCCGCCGCCGACAGCTAATCCCATCAACCTGAATTGAGGCAGGGGGCTTCGGCCCCCTGATTTTTCACATGGCAACTCTGACTAGCTCTCGCGCGCTGGCGACGGTTCCGGCTACCCTCTTTGCGGGTAACGGCGTCGTTCAGGCCGCGTATGGTTCCTACACCCTCGCCGCCAACCCGACCATCGCTGACGTGATTGAGTTCTGCCGCGTCCCGGCGGGCTCGGTCATTCTCGGCGGCTGGTTCCGTGGCGAGGACATCGACACCGGCACCGAGACGCTGGACATCGACATCGGCACGTCTGCGGACCCCGATGCGTTCGGCAACTTCGGCGTCCTGACGGGCGACGTCACCACGGACGTGAAGCCCGAGGTGTCGATCCTCTACAACCTGAACGGCACGCTGAAGTCCGGCCCTGTGTCGGTGTCTTCTGAGACCGTCATCATCGGCACGGTCAACGCCGTCGCCAACGCTGGCGGAACGGGCGTGCTTTGGGTGTGCGTCCTTTACGTCCCTGCCTAACGCCAAGCGCCGCCGGGGTGAGTGATTGCCCCGGCGGTTGCTAGGTCCGAAACGAGGGGCGACGCATGGCGACCTGTCGGCAAGTCATAACCCGCGCGCTGGAGAAAATCCGGGTCCGTGCGGTTGGCGACGCGCCCTCCCCCGAGGAGGCCGCAGGCGCGCTCCAGACGCTGCAGAGCCTCTATGACGAGCTTATCGGCATCGGTTCTTTCGGCCGTCTGGCCGAGGTTCTGGTCGATGACGACTACACCGCAGGCGAGAACGAGCGGATTTACAATACGACCGACAGTCCGGTGACCATCACCCTGCCGGAGACAATTGAGGACGAGGAAGACGGTCAGGACCGCGCGCCGCGAGACCGCAGCGTGGTAGTTATCGCCAGCGACCCGATCAAGGCGCACCTCTATTCGGCCCCGTTGGGCGAATGGCAGGAGCTAACCAACCTTGCGCTTGAAGACGTCGCGCCGCTTTCGGAGCGGTCATTCGACGGCCTGGCGAGCCTTCTGGCGGTGGCCTTGTCGGAGGAAAACCTAAAGCCGGTCGGCCCGGTGTTGCAGGCCCGCGCTCAGGCGTTCCGCTCCATGATCGTGACCCGTTTCGACAGTCCGCGCACGTCGCCGGACGTCGAGTATTTCTGAGGACGCCATGGCCACTTACACCAAGTTCGACCAGTTTGCTGCCGACTGCCCGAATGGCGTCCACAACCTTGGGTCCAACACGCTCAAGGTGATACTGACCAATTCGGCTCCGCTGGTGACCAACACCGTCAAGGCCAACCTCACCGAAATCAGCCCCGGCAACGGCTACACGGCGGGCGGCGCGACGGTGACTGTCACGGCGTCCTCGCAGACGAGCGGCATCTACTCGCTGGTCGGCAATGACGTGGTCATCACGGCGTCCGGTGGGTCGGTCGGCCCGTTTAGGTACGCGGTGCTTTACAACGACACCCCGACCAGCCCTGCCGATCCGCTGATTGCGTTCTGGGACTACGGCTCAAGCGTGACCCTGGCGTCGGGCGAAGCGCTGACCGTGGACTTCGGATCTAACATCCTGACGGTGGACTGATGCCGACCGGGACGGCCACGCTCGACTTCGGAGCGTTCCCCGGAAGCAACGAGGCCTCGGTTGCGTTTTCGGACGCCACGATTGGCGCGGGGGCGAAGGTCGAAGCCTTCATCATGGCGAACGACACGACGTCGGACCACACGGCGGCTGACCATCGCTACGCCGGGCAGTTCTTCTCACTCACGGCGGCGCCCGACGCGGGTGTCGGCGGGACGATCTACGCGCGCTCGATTCACAAGATGCAGGGGACGTTCGCCGTCCGCTGGGTCTGGGCAGACTAGGGACACATCATGGCGCTTGACACCAATCTCGCCGGGGGCGTCTCCGGCACAAAGCAGGAGGTCGATGCGAACAAGAACGCGTTCGTCATCACCCCCGGCTATACCGCTGGCGGCGTTTCGTTCGGAGGTGGTCCCGACGCGGGCCACACGATGCAGTCGGAGAACGACTCCGGCGTCATCACCGGCGTCCGCCACGTCCACGCGCCCGAGACCGACGATGACTACCGCCTGCGTGTCGGCCTCGACCTCCTGCTGGATCAGGAAGCCTTCACCGACACAGCGCAGAACACCGGCAAGTTCTCGCACGCCTTCACGACCCTCACGGCCACCTCAAGCGCGTCGGGCCTGCTGACCAACAGCGG